CTTCTTGGTATCACCCGTCAAGGTGTACGTGGGCATATCAAAGTTGAGTTCAGATTCAGAATGAGTCTCTTCGATTGAATCTGCTTTGATTGACAAACGAATGTATCTCTTTGCTCCAGGGCTATAAGCGTTGTTAACACCGGGAGTATTGGTAAGACTCTTCATCTGGATGTCACCAAAGCCATTCATGGCCTTGCGCACCTTATAGCTGTAGATGATTACAACTTCATCCAGTTCGCCATCAACGTTGTAATAGGAACGATATTCGTGTTTGCGGAAATAATACAGACGGTAATTGTTTTTAGTAGGACGGATGTAAAAAAGTCCTTGGCCATCACAAATGAAATACTCCCAAATGGAATCAAGTCTCGTATCAAGCTTGTTGTATTTGCAAACGCGATCAAGGAAGTCTTTACGTTGTGAGCCGAAGTTATCTTGGGATGGGAAGAATTCAACTCCTTGGCGAATACCAAAGAGTTTCATCTGTGCAATATGGGACGCGACAATGCCTGTGTCAACCACAACGCCACTATCTCGATCAAGATAAGCGTTGACAATTTCTTGAAGTCTGGCTTTAGCGTCCGCCATTATTTGCTTTGGTTATTGAGTAATACTAGCAGGTTTCAAGAAACCGTCATATTTGAAAACCCAGCAGGGAGTGTTCCCCGATAAAACGTTGCGTTGGCTGCATTAGCACCATTGGGAAGATTGCTCATCGCCGCACCATTCCCTGGAGCACTTGGGTCATAGCGTCCACCCATCTGCGCCATAGAGCCGTAAAGATTACTGGAACCAAACGGACTACCTGCCATCGGAAGCTGAGGGAATCCTGGGGCTCCTGGCATTGGCTGCGGCTGCCCTGGGCCATACACGTCATCAATGTTCTTGCGATTCTCACCGGGAAGAATGGGCTTGTCCTTATTCTTTGCACCCGGAATTTGAAAACGAGGATCAAAAGGACTTGCGGCCATTACTCCAAGGGGATTGCCAACTTGGGAACCGTAAAGACCACCCGGTTGCGGAAGATACCTTTCCACTCTAAATACTTTCTGCTATTGGGACTATTCTACTCTTCTATAACTTCGTAGCCAGCGGCATCATTAACTTTGGTAATGATAATGCCGGTGCCACGTACATCCCAATTAAGGACGTCGCCTTCTTGCCAGCCAAGCTCTTCGACTACTTCGTCGGGAAATGTAATGTACTGGTCTCCGTTCTCATCCTCTTGAACTTCAAGAATGTAACTCATTTTGATTCGAGCAATTTCTCCATTAGCTTATCAAGCTTATTGTTGATTTGATTGAAATTATCATGCATTTGCTGGATTTCTCTTAGGAAGTCTACCTTAAGCACGTAATCTAAAGGCATGCGTTTTAAGTCGTCTTCCAAAACGTCAATCCTTCGTTTCTGCGAGCCGATGTAATTAAAAGCTTGTTGGATCTGGTCGTTTTGTCTTCCAAGGATTTTACCTGCGACCCAACTGCCACCGGTAATAGCGGATACAACGGCCGTTAAACCAATAGCAATATATTCAGGCCCCACGACCAAATTCGCTTTTTTCTAATTCTAAGGTTTAGTAATCAAGTTTACTCTTTTAGTTCAACTTGTTTTGCATTACACATAGTGGTAAATTTTTCGGGGTTATGTGTTTTGATACGATGGCAATTTGCGCAAAGTATTTGGCATTTTTCAATCTCCTCCAGGATTTTAGAAAAACTGTGTGTCATCATACGCCCAACACCTGCATTTTTCTTATCTGGATCTAAATGGTCAAAATCTAATGCGCAGGCGTCTTTGTTGTATCCGCAGCAAGCACAGCCACGTTTTACTTTCTCTGCCTGTACTAATTCTAAGTTTTGTTTGCGACGGGCGCTAGAAGTTTTTAGCGTATAGATTTTTCTTTCTTCCCATTTTTCTGGTGTAGCCCAGTTGACACGATAAAACCCATCTTTGGTTAAAGGCTCTTTGCATCTGTGTTGAATAAAAACCTTACCCTCTGAGGAAACTTCTCCATATTCCCAAGGGCGGCCAGTGCTTGGATTTAAACGCTTCACTGTAAAAAATTTATTTTAACAAATCAGTAATCAACGTGCAGGCGACCTTTTCGCATTAGCCCATTGATGACCCAAACCAAGCTGTCAACGCAATCATCATGGCTACTAACACCAAAATTAGTCAGCTCTTCAAACATTGCAGTAAAGTTGCGATAACGATTAAAAATCAATTTGCGGTCCTCAAACAACCCCATGCATCCACGGAAGCGTGCTAGTTTATCAGCTCGGAATCCTTTGACAGGGTGCCAATTTAAGTTATAAAGCCCTTCATTAGTTAAGCATACACGTTTAAAGTCGGCCTCCAAAGAAGCCTGGTACTGAACCGCTTCTGAATAGATGTCGCATGTTGAATACGTTGGGTAGTAATTACCATTTTCATCTTGACCCACAATATTCCAATCATTGAGGAGTTCCTTAAGAGCATCTAGTTTTTCAAGATTACCCATCACACGCAATCGACGGTAATCAATAACATGAATTCGATCTCCAATCCGACCTGCAAGCGTCATGACAGTGTAGTCATTCTTCTCTTTGGTGCCCGCAGATAGGTCAACGCCTACAGCAAGACAATCAAATTCAGTTGCAATCTCCGCTTTAACAATCAGCTCTGGTGCCAAGGACAATTCGTTTTGTCTGACAACTTGATTCATGTACTGGAACGAGAAGGCAATTGGTGCTTGTCGTTTCTTTTCTTTTAAGTAATCAAGTGACCACATGTCTGGCCAATATGAAACTTCTTCTCCCGTTTTGGGATCAGTAAGAATTGCAGATAACACAATCTGAAGCCAGTTGTTTTGTGTGTTAAATGTTGTTGCATGAATGTCATCATGTCGGAAGCGAGTACCAAGGCAGATAGCCCTGGCTCCTTCAAACATAGTGGGTGCAATCACAGCATTCCAGTTGTCCTGCATCTGTTTACGAATGTCAGGGTTGGAAATGTCTGCGGCAGATTTAATGGCGTCATCAATGATCACAAGGTGCGAACGCTTGGAGGTCACTGAGCCTTTAAGACCTGCGGCACAGAGTGTAAATTGTTCTTCACCTGTGGTATCAATGCCAGCGAACTTGTGGTCAATTGACCAGTACTCATTACTGGTTACGTTCTTGAGAAGACGTACAGTTGGAAATACTTCTTGGTATCGTTTGCTTTCAATGATGCGTTTAATAGTTGCCGACTTAGAGCGTGCAATGTCAACCGTATAGGAGAGATAAAGAATTTGTAGTGGCTTCTTGGCTTGTGTATGAAGACCAATAGCCCATGCCGTGAACAAACCTAAGATTGTGGACTTAGCAGATCCACGTGGTGCCAGAAGATCAACATTTGGTCCTGCAATTTTTAAAAGACACGCACTATCTTCGCCTGTAACAAAATGACGATGCCATTCTTTATGATGCTGTGCAGGAGGTTTATCGGCTACGTAATCACAAAAGTATCCAAAGTCTTCTCTTGCTTTCTTTAGAGACTCAAGATTACGTGGTACACGAATTTGTTGCCTACGTGCAGCAGCTTGCGCGTTACGTCGATATGCAAGATGTTGATATGCAGGCACAATAAGTAATCAGCTAGTAACTGAATACTACTTCATTCGTTGGCGTTTTTGTTTTTCTTCTTCTGTGCTTGGTACTGGCGTGCCTTTTCCAGTGCTGCTTGGTGCTTGTCTTTGTCCGACATTGGGCTGTTGTCCTGGTTGCGGGCTTCCCGTTCCTTGAGGTGCGCCAGGATTTGTGGGAGCTGTCGGCGGTTGGTTTCCATACTGTTCATTACGTGTTTCTGCAACTGCACTCAATACTTTGGCGCCTTGCGCTGCAGGACTTTTAGCTTCCCCACCAATGGGTGCTCCTTGTAATTCACGTCGCCCACCAAAACGATTGCGATTCTCTTGTAATTTTTGCACAGCGGCGCCAAGACTACCCGCAAGCATGGCGTCAGTTCCTGGTGCTTGACCAGGAGTTGCATTTGATTGTGGTGAGTTCATCATATGTGTATTTTAACTTAACTGTCTTCGTATTGCATTTTGGCCCAAATACTCATGGATGCTTCTTCCAAGGGGATTTCAATTGGGTCATCCTTGAAGATAATCTGCAATTCACGTAGAGCACGATCTGCACCAGCCATTAGCAATCCTTTGCGATCACGGCTAGATGTAAATAGTTCTATCTGTGCAATGGTGCCGCGCAATTCTTTCTGCATACCAGCGATACGTGCCACGCCAGCATCACGTTTAACGACACCGTTATCTACGTCTTCTCGTAGCTTGCGGATATCTTCTTGCATCTCCTCAATTTCATAGAGGAGTTTCTTGCGATGATCAGGCTTTTTGTAATGAGATTTAACCCATAGATCACACGCAGAAATACTACCGCCATAGCCAAGGAACCTGGCATACAGATAGCATTCAATTACCGAGAAAGTTTCCTCGGCAAAACTACAAAACGCATCTTGATCTGAGGATGTTAAGTTATCGACCCATTGGTCAAATAACTCAATATCGATAGCCTCGTTGCGCCTGGTTGTAGTCTCGGGCTTCTTCTGTGTCTTTGAATTGCTGGGCTTGCTCTGCAGAGGTGCGTTGTTCTGACGCACCTTTACCGATGGTTTCGCGTTCTTGGGTTCCAGCATCTTCTAATTTTTTCTTGGAGAAACTATAAGCCACTTCAGCGGCCTGTCGATATTTGTCAATATCAAACGGGTCGTCCTCAGTTGTTTTATTAACTTGGCCGGGAGGCAACGTTGTCA